GGCACAGGCACAGGCACAGGCACAGGCACAGGCACAGGCACAGGCACAGGCACAGGCACAGGCACAGGCACAGGCGCTGGCACTGGCAGCGGCAGCGGCAAGGGCAAGGGCAAGGGGGCAGCAAGAAGCGGAAGCCGATGAATAGTGTAGGGACTTTGAGTCTAGATAATGCACCAACACCAACCAAAACATATATACCGAGTTCGAATTCGTCAAAAAGTGAGTGAAGAATATGGACGTACAGGCGTCGTGATGAATCGTGACAAAAAGCAAGTAAACTTGTTACTAATTGAAAATAAAGATTGGTTGAAAATATATTATTAATTATAGTTTAATAATGTAAATGGAAGACCATAGGGATCTTGGTCCAAGCTACGCGACAAGCTCCGCGACGAGCTCCGCGACAAGCTCCGCGACGAGCTCCGCGACAAGCTCCGCGACAAGCTCCGCTTCAACGAAGAAGAAACAGCCAAGGAAATATAAAAAACAAACCGAAAAAGAAATTATGCATGAATACTCCCAAGATCATTCAAATTATTTAGACGTAAAACAACAGCGTAATTTATACGAAAATTTCCAGTACCTTTCTCCCGCAGAGCGCGACCTCTTTGATCAGAAATTCACCAAACCCAAAACAAAAAGCCAGGATATCTATAACTCCATGTTAAAAGCCAAATCCAAAAAAATCATTCTCGCCACTGGACCCGCAGGGACGGGCAAAACCCTTTTCGCCACAGAATATGGTGTGCGTTATTTTTTGATGGGAGTCTATGACAAACTCATTTTCACCCGCCCCTCGGTTTCTGTAGACGAAGACCTCGGATTCTTACCGGGAACTCTCGAGGAAAAAATGGCGCCTTGGATCCGACCGATCTACGATGTCTTATACCAATTCATTTCCCCAAAAGAGGTCACCGCTTTATTAGAGGATAAAATCATTGAAATAGCGCCCCTGGGCTATATGCGTGGACGTACTTTCAAAAACGCATGGATCGTAGCAGACGAGATGCAGAATTCCACCGTTTCGCAGATGAAAATGTTGCTCACACGTTTAGGCGAAAATAGTCGTCTCGTTATCACAGGCGACTTGGATCAACATGATCGACCCAACGAACTCAACGGTCTAGAGGATTTCTTGGACAAATTCCGTGGGAAGAGATCGTCAAGTATCGGAAGTTTCGAATTCGATCGTAGTGATATTCAACGCGAGGAAGTCGTGAAGGAAATCTTGGACATTTACGGCGGCGAGGTCCCGCCCAATTATTTATTACCCGGAGATCAGAATGATCAAGAAGACGTCTAATAATAACTTTTCTCTACGTAGAATATAAATGTCTTGGAAAACAATGTTAAAATCGGCTACAAAATGGATAAATAAAAACCTTGATTTTAGTGATTTATTAAAGAGTCGAATAGTTCTTTATTTTTTCGTGTTTCTATCTATTATCAATTTGTATACGCTTGCTACAAACGGAAACGGATTATACGCTGCGATCTTTATTTTGACGTCGTTCTTGACAACGTTTTTTAGCAAAAATATGATTGTGGTATTGTGCATTGGTTTAGTAGTTTCGAATATATTAAGACAGGGTATTGAGATACGTGTTATTCAAGACGGCACGTCGATGAAAGAAGGAATGTCGGGGAAAACAGATGTAACGGAAAACATGAAAGAGGGGATTGCCGAAATAGATGAATCCGATGATATGATACTTAGCGATGACGATGATGATTCCGATAAAGAAAAATCCAATATAAAAAAGAGCGAAAAAAAGGTTAGCTTTAAGGAAGAAGAAAAAGAAGAACCCAAGCCTGCCGATCAAGACAGTCTAAATAATACTAGATTGGAATATAAGAGATTACTCGAATTACAGAATAAATTAATCGCGGGCGTGACTTCAATGACGCCGTTGTTGAAGGAAGCACAAGAAACGTTCCAGCAAATAAGAGATGGGATGTGATTCGAAAAATATTAGATACTATATATAGATAGTATCCACTATGAAATATGATTTTAAAAAAAAACTAAGTATCGCTATTCTTGGAATATTATTTATAACATGGTTAGCATATTATGTCGGCGAAAAAATAAAGGAACACCAAAAAGAAAAAATGAAAGAAGGGTTAGACTTTCTAGGAACAATTACTGGCGGAGCCACAAGCGACAAAGAAGCCGCCGATGCGGCAAATGATGCTATCATTAAACCAATAACAAAAGTGGTGGATGAAGTTGGAGATGGAGTGGAGAAAGGATTCAATGAAATTGGAGATGAAGTGGAGAAAGGATTCAATGAAGCAATGGACGGAATAACCGACGTCTTCAGTGCCATAAGCGATTTCTTCAATGGTATAACTAATTTATTCGAGGGTATAGATTATCACTTTAAATGTGGTCGTAAAACCGAAGACATGGGACATGCGCGAGCATTCAGTGTTTTTTGGATACAGTTTGAATGTTTTTGGACGTCATTTGTTCGATTTTTTAATGGGCAGTGTACTTTTTATTATATAGTTGATATGTGGTTCGGTATTCTATATTTGTTAATCATAGAAATCCCATTGTTCTTGTTAAAAAACATATTTGGCGTTGATTTACAATTCATCATAGATTTAATAAAAGCTATTGTAATCGACCCGTTGGATGCAATTACGAAAAGCATGATGAATCTTAGCATAAAGAGTTGGTCAGATGATGTTCTAAAAAAATGTTATTTATGCCGGGGAGATTTCAAAGACGGCACTGGTGTTCATTATAAGACATTTGAGCAATGGAGCGAATATCATAAGTGCGCAAGGGCTCTTATTGACACTGGGTCGGATATTCAGATTAACTCATTATTCAACAATAAACACACTACGAATTGGTTCAATAATCGTGAAGTGCACGGCTGGGGAGGCTGGACTTTTAAGAAATAATAAAATTGAATATTACATTTTGTATGTATCTATAGCATATACAAAATATGCCAAATAAATCACCTCTAAGATATCCCGGGGGAAAAACGCGAGCATGCACTACGCTAACGGATATCTTGGAACAACACTTTGATATTACCCAATATACGACAATTGCGTCCCCATTCTTCGGCGGCGGGTCGTTTGAATTTCATTTACAAGAGCGTTTCAAAAAAAAACTTCTCGTAAACGATAAATTTACACCGTTGTATCGATTCTGGAAGCAAGTCAAAGATGATAAACTCGCGCTATGCGGAGCCTTACGTGCTATTCTTGGAAAAGGAGTGACGAAAGCCGATTTTGCCAAATTCCGCGAAACTATTATGTCCGCGGGGCTTTCTCAGATAGAGACGGCAACGTTGTATTTTGTCATTAATCGGTGTTCGTTTAGCGGCGCCACGTTATCTGGTGGGTTTTCCGAAGAAGCCAGTAAAAAAAGGTTTACCGAATCCTCAGTGAAGCGCGTTTCTGGACTCGACTTAACCAACATGGCAATCATGAATCAAGATTTCGTTGACTTCTTGGATGTCGTTCATAACGATGCGTTTATCTTCGCGGACCCACCCTATTATTTAGAAACTTCGAATCTATATGGAAATAATGGAGATATGCATGAGTCATTTAATCACCAGGCGCTATTTAACGCAATCTCAAAAAAAACGAACTGGATGATGACGTATAATAATTGCTCGTTTATAAGAGAATTATATAAAGACTACACAATTATTGAGACGTCTTGGAGCTACGGAATGAATGCAAGCAAGGAATCTTCGGAAATTGTTATACTATGTAAGAAAAAAATATAACCTATTTATATAATGAGTTCTAGAAGTTCTAGTTATAGTCCCAGTAGCGCATCTAGCGGGTCTAGTCGATCTGCTAGCAGATCATCTGGAAGAGGAACGCGTAAAACGGGAACGAGAAAACGAACTGCCGCTAGGGCGCCTGTTCTCCCAAGCACAGAATTCGGTGCCATAAAGCGCGCAAAAGTAGATATTCAAAAACATCTTTTAAATACAAATCCGGCGAAAGCGGGAGCTTTACGCGAAGCCGCTCTGGCTTCTATTGCTAACGCTGATGATTGCACGGGTAGAAGTGGAAGACATAATTGGCGAAATGAGGCTCTTCTTGCATCAAACCAACAATTTAGCGGAGAATTTTACAAAGAGTCTGGTAGGAATTTTTTTAATTGGTACGTTCTTACCGGAAGAGAGCAATGGGGTATAGATAAAATGCCCGATTGGGCACGTAATGGTAAGCCAGAGCCAAACCGAGGCACACCAATCGAAGGAAAAAGCTATACAATGGCGTTGAAAAGCCAACCAAGATAATTAGAAACTCTCTGTTACACTAAAACAAGATTGCTTGGAAGTTTATCCACACAATCTAGACTATATGAACTTGCAGATAAATCCTTGATCTGTTTAGGTTGACATGCCATAGTAACCGATAAACTACAAAACCCTTTTTTATTTTGTCTTCCATGTATCTTGGTCCGTATACGCATTTGTTGATCGCACTCAAATAACGGAACCCCAAATTCACATACATCTTGTCCCAAATGATAGAGACCCTTACCGTGGACTTGAATATATTTACAACCTTTTTCGCCATAAAGTCGCGAAATGGTATCTGGGGGGCAATCAAAATACGTGTCCTCAAAATCAGTGGTTTCAGACTTTATTTTGAGCCATTGTTCGTGTGTAATAGGCGCGGCTAGAAATGGCGGAATCTTACCATTAAATAATACGCGGTCTTTCAATAACTCTTGGAAAATAAGCTTTGATGCTTCGGGAATCTTGTTTCTAACTCCACCTTTCCATGATCGTGAAGTCTCGTTGTATTTTAGACTACATTGCATCCAATCGGGCGTCTTCTTTTTAATTTCGATCGGAACATCGCGTTCTACAACCCAATTACACACAATATCATTTTCGGCACTGGATCCACCTAGTTCTTCTGACGCCTGTGTATTAAACGGCTTTTCTGTGATCTTGGATACGCACTTTTTTGCGATTTCATAAATCAATAATTCGTATTTTTTACCTTCTATAGAGCAGTTTGAGCCGCGTTTTGCCATGGTTATTGGTTTTGTAATACACATTCGTCAAGTAACCCAACTTTCAATTTTCTCGGCTAATTTCTCCGGTTATTATAAAAGACATGGGAAAAAAATGCATACCTGGAGTTATTTGTATTGAAAATATGACATTGTTTTTGCTATTCGTAGTCATGATGGTGTTGGCGTATTTATATTATGCATATTTTGCCAAAGTCATGAATATGCCTCCAGATGCTCTATATGCTCAACAATATCAACACACTATGCCTTCCGTTGTTATACAACAAGCGCCCGTCGCGGTTCCCCATTTAGCACCCATTTCAACAAGAATTCAAGATCCTTTAATGGATCCATATTCTCCTCCTGTTAAAATGGATCCTACTTATGTTGCTGCGGGATTACCTATCAATGTTCCAACACGCGGGTTCCCTTCCAACTATTCGCAGATAGGCATTTTAACGCGCAATGGACGTGGCGATTTGATTTTACCCCTTATGGGACGTAGGTCGATCAATGGCGGCAACAAAAAACAATATTATACGATGTCAAATTCTGGAAATTTCAGTGCCAAATTGCCCGTAAGCGTAAATGGCAAAAGCTGCACGTCGGAATATGGATGCGAAGAAATCAGCAATGGTGATATTGTTTACGTAGAGGGATATAGCGACACATTCCGCGCCACGGTTTACGAAAACGGGTTGTTTTCTTATATTCCGTTTCTCTGAACTATATATAAATGGCGATGTTGAATGGAATGAAAGATATGATAAATGCTATCATTCAAAAAAACAATGAAAAATCTCATATGCATGGGGGTGCCATGCATGAAGGTGCCATGCATGAAGGTGCCATGCATGGAGGTGCTATGCATGGAGGCGCTACAACTAATCTTGATAAATTAGCTGATGATTTGACTGAAATCTTGAAAATTTTAGCTATGAAAATGGTAAGCTCTTCGGATTCTGACGCATCAAGTTTGATAAAAGAAAGCGTCGATGAAACGGCGGGGTCGAGTGCTTTAATAACAGATATAAAAGCACGCATAAATGAAATATTAGCTAGGGGTTTAGGAGATGATAAAATTGCAGAGGAGATCAAAGAAAAAATAAGGAGTTTGTTGGTCGGAAATGTTATTATTGAAGAACTCCAGAGGAAGATACAAGATTTACTGAACTCGAACTCGGAGTCAATTTTGAACGAAGTAAAGAGAAAAATAAATTCGTTGGTTTCTTCCACACAAGGGGGACCTGGATTGCCGCCTGGAGGACCAGGAATGCCGATCTTGACGCCACGGGTGACCGAAGGACCAGGAATGCCGATCTTGACGCCACGGGTGACCGAAGGACCAGGAATGCCGATCTTGACGCCACGGGTGACCGAAGGACCAGGAATGCCGATCTTGACACCACGGGTGACCGAAGGACCAGGAATGCCGATCTTGACACCACGGGTAACCGAAGGACCAAGTGGACCAAATAAACCCAAAATACCGAAAGAATCTTTAGAAGAACCAAATTCTATGATTACACGTGTTGATACGGTAGTTGATATCAATAACCTTTCGGAACAAGAAACGCCAGTTATTAACCACGTTGAAGTAATAACTCTTGGATCAGCAACGACAAATGCAGAAACAATAAAGAACGCTAATTAACCATATTTACACCTTTGTGCATTTCGCAAGTTTACGAAATTTGTAATGGTGTAAAAAAATATACACATATATAAAATGCCATTTGATTTGAAACAAACAACAGACACAAAACAAAGTGTATTATTTGATTATCCGCAAATGACAGTAACTAGCGTAACACTAAACGATGGAGATTTTCTCCAAGGTAATTACATAGGAGGAGGATCGAGTCCCAATATTGTATATACAAAATCTAATGTCAAATCGAATTTCAATTCAACACAACTTCGTATTTATGGAGTATTATTCCCGAAATTGGTAGAAAGTATAAAACACACAGGAACTCTGGTTATTAAAAACGTTGGCACCACAAACAGTCCTCCGAATGTTTATATGTGTTTTTTATTGAACACCTTCAAGATATCGGTACCTTCAGATATTGATAAACTAATCTCTTCTGACGGAAACACAAACCCATCATTTTATTTGAACAATGTCGTCAAACCGGCAAGTGGTACAAATCAATATATATCTTACGCGGGGAAAGATAAAAATTCAAATGATATTACGGTAATTATTTATACATCGCCTATCCCAGTAGTTACTCAACCCTTTTCGGAAACTACGTCAGATTGGATCAGCGTTACAGAACCCCCTAATTATTCTATTGTAGATAGCGCAGAAGCAGCGGGCGGGGAATGGATGGAATGTGATTATGCAGCTATTGACTCAGATGAAGTTGTAACCACTTATAATATTCCTATTCAGAGTAGCTTAATTAAAGATTCAAATAGCTTGGATTCTTTTCGTACTCTTATTATGTTCATGGTATTTTTGATTCTCTGCGTATTTTCTTATTTGATTATTCCTTCAATTTATTTGGCAGTCATGACAAAACTTATAGCCGCTGTGGGTGGAAATAACATTTCGACTGGAGAGAAAAAGACGTGGATTTTGTATCTTGATATTGCTTTGTCTACCGTTTTCGGATTGACCGGATTGATATTAATATGCATAGGAGCCTTTGGCAACAGCGACCCTTCTCTTCCAGATTATATAGCGAATACGAGCGATATTCTATTAGCTGGGTTTTCTATTTCCATTATTTTTATCATTTCTTATATTGTCGTGCAGTCGAAGAAAATGACGGGGAAATTCATCGAAGGAGTGAAATATGAATTGGTATAATTCAGGGTAGGGAAACCAAGGTTTCCCCTACGACCCCATCCTTTTCGGGGAAAGACATTT